GGAGAATCCTGCCCCCACGCGCTTGATGGCCGCGTCAACCTCCTGCACCGGGTTCAGGTTCGTTCTGGCCGGGCCGTTCCAGGAACAGGCGGTATACGCCTTTCGGATGGCCGGGTCGCTGAAAAAACCGGGGGCCTTGATGCGGCCACGGGCCACGGCCTCCGTAAACCATTCCTCATAGATCGGCTGGCAGAAGTCGTCCACGAACCAGTCCCGCTGCATACTGCAAGTGCGCCAGAACTCGTTAAGTGCGCCACGGGCGGCGCTGTAACTGGTGGTGAACTGCTTTAACATGACCTCCGGCGGGATTTCCAGCGCCGCGCCGATCAGCCTGATCGTGGCGTTGGTAAAGGTGTCGTAGCCGCTGTTGGGGTGCTTGGGGTCGGCAAACTGTACCTCCTCGCCGGGGTTAAGGTCGATGATCGCGCCCGGCCCCAGCTCAATGCTGTTCGGGTCCTGGGTGTCGATCAGCTCCTCCGCCGGTATCATTTCGCCAAACGGCCTGCCGTCGTTGGGCGCTTCGGATTTCACGAACACCGTAAACATGGCCGAAAGCACCGCCGCCGTGATCTCCGCGTCGGTGTATCTGCCCAACTGCTTCAGACTTTCCAGCACAGGGGCAAGGATTGGAACGCCGCGCCGCTGGCCCGCCCGCTCCCGGTTCATCACATGGAGGACATTGCGGCGGCCTGTCTGCTGGCCGTATGCCTCTACCCGCGTCCAGGTCATGCCCTCCGCGTCAACGGCGCTGTTGCTGCCCAGCGGGTGCCGGTTGCAAATCCAGTAGGCCACCACCATGCCGTCGGCATCCGTTTCAATGCCCTGCACGATGTTGTGAACTTCGTACCCGTGAACATTGCACGGCATCAGCCTGTCGTGGCCGTCCGGGCTGCATACCCGGTCAGCCTCCACCAGCCGCACACGCAGATCATAGGGCTGTCCCCGCTGCGGCTTCATCGGCAGCAGGGTTATGGTGTCGCCGTTCATCAGGTAGCTTAAATACGCAAGCTGCTGGAGCTTGTAGAAGTTATCCACCCGGTCAGCATCGCATACGGGCGTATCGGCCCAAAGGCCAAATTCCCGGACGATCTGCGCCTGCAGCTCCTCGGTCTGCTCCGCCGTCAGCCCCAGGTAATCCCCGTCGATCTGCGGCGCGGGCATCAGGCCGCTTGCTATCACATTCGTGCGCATGGTTTTCAGGGCTGCCGCCGCCGTGGGGATTCCCATATAGGCATCGCGGCTGCGCTGGCGCAGCACATCAATGTTGTCCTCGATGTCCTCCTTGGCGCTTCCGCCGTGGTACTCCCAGCCTCTCATGCTCTTTTTGGTCAGGTTTGCGCCGTAATTTCCGTACCCGCTGTTGATAACGGACATGGCGGCCCGTGCCGCCGCCCGTTTCGCTGCGTGTATCGGGGCGACAGCGGCAACCGCTCTGTCAAAGATATTCGGTTTTGCCATCTGTGACCTCCTCATACATCACGGGCAACAAGCCGGTATGCGCGGTTTCTTCCGCCGCTCTTTTCCTCGGCCTCCGCCTCGGCCAGCTTGGCCGCCCAGTATTCCATTTCCTCGCGGATTTGTTTCAGGTCTGCCCGCGTCAGCATACGGCTCCCGATTTGGTAGCTCTGGCCCGTTGCCACCGCTTCCTCGGCGGCAAGCCATGTGTTCAGCTTCTTTTTGCACAGCTCTTTCGAGAAAACTGCCATTTAGATTCCTCCCCGCATCCGGCGGCCCGCCGGGCGTTTTCTTGGCTGGGGCGCTCCCTCGGCAATTTGCAGTACCGGGTTTGCGATCTCCAGCGCAGCGGTGGCGTAATTGCGCAAGTCCAGCGGCTCGTTGCGTTTGTGCTTGCTATCTTTCAGCTCCCACACCACAACGCTTCTGCCCTTGCGGAAGCGCACCACCATTTTTTCAGCCGTAAGGCCCTTGAAATATTGCTCGTCGTACCCCGCTTCCTCGTTCATGGGGAAGTGGCAGTAGTTCGGCCCCTTGGTTTCATGCCGCAATCTCTGGTAAAGCAGGGCCTTTCCCGCGTCTACGCCGATGGTGAACAGCGGCGCTTTCACGCGGTTGTTGGTGGACGGGTTTCGGATGTACGGCACTTCCGCGCCGCCCTTGCCCTTGATGGCCCACACCTTGCGCTCATACCTGTCTTTGGTGAAGCGGTAAACCTGATCGGCGTGGTGGCCGCCGCTGTCCATACAGCAGCTAATGATGTGCAGCGTCGTTCCGTCCTGCTTCTTAAAGCCGGTCAGCAGGAAGTTGTCCAGATCGTTCCACACCTGTTCTTTCAGCAGATCGCCGTAAATCTTCTGGTAGCGGATGCCCCAGCTTTCCTTGCCGATGCCCCAGCCCACCACTTCGACCTCAAAGCGGTCATCCTGCACATCCACGCCAGCGGTCAGCACCAGCACATCGTCCGGCACATCCGCCGGGTACAGCTCCCGCCGGTTGTAAAGCTCGGTGTCCTCCAGCCGCTCGCCCTGCTCCTCCCAGGTTTCGCCCAGTTCGGTATTGACCCATGTTTTCATGCCCTCCGGGTTGCCCTGGTCAAGCTGTTCTTTCGCCACAAGGAATTTCTGCACGACCTCTTTCCAGGAGCAAAAGGTGGATGCCAGCGTATTCAGGTGGAACCCCCGCGCCTCCGCTTCCGGGTTTTCCGCCACAAAGCGCCCGTGTTTGCTGGCCGCTTTCCACTGGTATTCACCCGAAACAACGCCGCACCGCTCGCACTTGTAAAGCACTTCGCCCGTGGGGTTGTCCCGGTCAAAGATCACATTCGCCCACACAAGGGGCTGGTAATGCCCGCAGTCCGGGCATGGTACATTCCATTCCTCCCGTGTGCTTTGGTTGAACTCCGTTTCAATGCGGCTGCTGCCTTTCAGCACCGGCGTACTGACGATCACGGTTTTCTTGTCCCAAAAGGTCGTCTGGCGCTTTTGGGCAAGGCTCAAAGGGTCGCCCTCCGTTCCGGCGCTGGCCGGGTATCGGTCAACCTCGTCGGCCAGCAGCACCTTGATCGGGCGGCTTGCAAGGCCCGTCGCGCTGTTCGCGCCTACGATGGTGATGTGTCCGCCGGGGAAATTCTTTTTCATGATCGTGTTTCCCGAATAGCGGCTTTTCACATCCACCTTGTCCCGCAGTTCCGGGGTGTCACGAATCATGGGGGCCAGTCTGTCCTTGGAAAAGGTCTGGCCCATGTCAAGGGTCGGCTGCATAACGAGGATGGGCGCTGGCGCATAGTCCATGTAATAGCCTATGGTATTCAGCACAAAGGCATCGGTCTTGCCGATCTGCGCGGCGCTCATAATGACCACCTTGCGGATATGCGGGTCACCTATCGCGTCCATGATCTCCCGCTGATACGGGGCCTTGTCCGTGTGCCATCGGCCCGGCTCGGCGCTGCTCTCCGCCTAAAGCATCCTGTATTTGTCTGCCCACTGGCTCAATGTCAGCTCCGGGGGCGGTTTCAGCACCGCCACGCACCGGGCCAGCATATCCATCGTGGACTTTGGAATATCAATCAGCTTTTGTTTCTTCATGGTCTGTTGCCTTTGTGCGGGGCCACAGGCGCTTGTATTCCTCCCTCATGCACTTCGGGAACAGACACAGCACCTTGTCCTCGCTGGTGTGTGTCCGCCACACGCAGCCCTCGCACGGGTGTTTAGCTTTCTTCTTCCTCTCCATCGCGTTCACCGTCCTGTACCGCAAAGGCCACCTTGTAATCGCTCAATTCCTCCAGCGTTTCGTCGATGGCCTTTTTCAGCTCGTCAAAAATGGCGGTCTGGTTCCCGCCCATGCTCGCCAGGGCGGGGGACAGCTTGGCGGGCAGTGCCAGAAAACGGCTCCTCATGTTCAGGAACATGGTTTTGATTCCCTGCTCTATGTCCTCCGTGCGGTGTGTTTCACCCCGCCGCAGCGCATTGTCCATTTCCGCCGCCTTGCGCTTTTCGGCGGTCAGCAGCATACGCTCGTTGTTCAGGCTCTCCTTGCCCGCTCCGCCGATGTAGCTGATATACCGGGCTACCGTCGGCTGTAATTCATACAGTCCGGGCCGGGCCTCCACGATCACGCCCTCGTCCCGGAGCTGCCGCACCCGGCGCTCGGTCAGGCAAAGCCACTGGGCGACGACCTTGCTTGTGTATAACCTCATAGCGCCTCCTCGATCTCATGGTCAAATGCCTATTCGCCGTCCTCCGGGTCTGGCACATCCACAACGCCGGTGGCCCTCATGCGCAGAATGGCAAGCCGTTCTTTCTCCAGCTCCATCCTCCGCTCGCTTTCCTCCAGCGCCCGCAGGCTGTCCGCGATCTTGGCAATGCGGCCCTGCACTTTGTATAGGGCCTCCTGCAATTTCAGCACCCGGCTAAAGGCGCTGTCCTTGCTGTACATTCCCATGTTCTGCACGGCACCGTCTTTCTTGTCCTTGCCCCGCCCGCTCGGAACGCGCATATCAAGCAGACTGCTGATATACAGCGTATCTTCCGGCTGGCTCTCATACTCGGCGATCTTCGCCATGATCTTGTGCTCCCGGAATTTGAGCAGCTGCATTTCATGTTCCAACGCCGCCTTGCTTCCCAGCGGCGTTTGGGCGATGAAATCCCGCTCCTGTTCGGTGAGCATATCAAAAAAGACGGCGCTGTAAGCTCCGTCCTTTTCCGCGTTCTTGTTTCCTACCGGCGCTCCGGGGTGGCTCCCCGCAGCGTTCTTTTTTCCGGCGCTGTTCCTGTTGCCCGGCTGGCCGCCGCGCTTTTTCTTTGGCAGGGCCTCGTCCCACTTGTCCGCCGCTTTCCAGTTCCGCATCGTCTGATAGGACACGCCCAACTCCTGCGCCAGCTCCCGCAGGCTTACTTTTTCGCCCCGTGCTTTCCGGGCGACATATTCAGCCTTGGCGGTGTCGCGCTTCTCGCTCCGCTTCGGCATTTCGCACCTCCTGAATAGGCGGCACACCCCGTCCGGCCTACATCATTACCCCGCGCAGGAACGCAGGGCTTCGGCCAAAACAGGGTGCGCCAATAGCAAAGCCCGCAGCGTTTCCGCCACGGGCTTTGATTCCACAATATTGTTTTACCACAGAAAACCTGTCAAAGTTGCTAACTCTCAAAAATTATTTTTATTCCGTCACATAGTCGTATGTCACAAAGCCAATGTATGCCGTCAGCAGCACCAGTTCCCGGTCTATATCATTCAGGATATTTACCTCCGCGCTTTCGTTGCCGTGTCCATTCGCGGCCAGCAGATTGCACAGGGAAACGGACAGGTCTGCGGTGGTGTTGCGCAGCTCGTTCCACACCTCCGCGGCATCCTCCGTCCCGGCCTTTGCCAGCACTGCTGTTTCTGCCATACCGTCGCACCAAAGGTTGACCACATACACCGTTCCGACCAGCTCCACCGTGTAATCGTCCTCAAAGAACCGTTCCATAGTTTGCTCGATCAGCGCGACCATTTCCTCTGTCGGTATGGCCTCCGGCTCCTCCGGCACTGGTGCGGTGTACTGCTGTTCCATGTATACATACCGCTCGCCGGTTTCATCATCAGTCTTTACCAGCGGGCCGCTCATGCACTCGCCCTGGGTTCCAAGCTCGGTTTTTGCCCAATACCCCTGCTCCTCCATTCTCATG